CACACTCGTACACCCTGTCCATGGCGCTAAAGTTGCCACAATGGAACTTGAGATCGAAATGGATGAAAAAAATGGCTGGACGCGCTACAATCCAGACACGCCTGTTCAGGCGGCTCCCGTAGTCAATACGTTGGAGATTAAGCGCCGCCGGCCCAAGCCGGTAGAGGAAGCAACCGAAGGAGTCTGAACATGTCGACGTATACCGCTGGCGATCAAATCAACCGCGCTTTGCGCCTGTTAGGTATATTGGCCGAGGGTGAAACACCATCAGCCGCCATGTCGCAAGATGCGCTTATGGCGCTCAATCAGATGATTGACAGCTGGAACACAGAACGTCTTTCTGTGTTTTCCACACAAGATCAAATCTTTACATGGCCTGCTAGCCTTCTTAGCCGCACTCTTGGCCCAACTGGTGACTTTGTTGGCAACCGTCCGGTGCTGGTAGATGACGCAACATACTTCAAGGCGCCCAATGGCGTGTCGTATGGCATCAAGATGATCAATCAACAGCAGTACAACGGTATTGCTGTTAAGACCGTAACGTCTACTTACCCGCAAGTTATGTGGGTCAACATGACGTTCCCTAATATTGAAATGACCGTTTACCCAAGGCCCACACAGGACTTGGAGTGGCACATTGTGTCTGTGGAAGAATTAGACAGGCCCGCCACATTGTCAACTGTGATGTATTACCCCCCAGGCTATCTGCGGGCGTTCACTTACAACTTGGCCATGGAGTTTGCCCCTGAGTTTGGCGTTGAGCCAAGCCCACAAGTGCAGCGCATTGCCATGACTTCTAAGCGCGATTTGAAGCGCATTAACAACCCAGATGATGTGATGGCATTGCCTTACGCATTGGTGGCAAACCGCCAGCGCTTCAACATCTACGCCGGTAACTACTGATGCGCACGCCAATTCTTGGCTCTAGCTACGTTACCCGAAGCGTCAATGCTGCGGATAACCGAATGGTTAATTTGTTCCCAGAGGTCATTCCCGAAGGTGGCAAAGAGCCAGGCTTTCTGAACCGCGCCCCAGGTCTAAACTTTCTTCAAACAATTGGCACTGGCCCTATTCGCGGTTTGTGGGTGGCCAAGATTAGCACATCGGTTTTCTACGTTGTTTCTGGCGTAGAGGTTTACAAACTTAGCAGCACCACAGGCACGCCAACATTGATTGGCACTGTCTCTGGCACTGGCCCTGTTTCAATTGCTGACAACGGCGCCCAAATCTTTTTTGCTTGCAACGGCCCTAGTTTTATTTACAACATCAACACTGGTGTTTTTGGCCCCATCACAGACCCTGACTTCCCAGGCGCTGTAACCGTGGGTTTCTTGGATGGTTACTTTGTATTCAACGAACCCAATAGCCAGAAGATATGGGTCACCGCGCTTTTGGATGGGTATGACATCAACGCCCTTGACTTTGCAAGCGCTGAAGGCTCTCCAGACGGCTTGGTGGCGGTCAATGTTGACCACCGCGAGGCTTGGCTGTTTGGAAGCGACTCAGTTGAAGTCTGGTACGACGCTGGCCTTGCTGACTTTCCCTTAACGCGCATCCAAGGCGCGTTTAACGAATTAGGTTGCGCAGCTGCTTTTTCGGTGGCCAAACTAGACAACACCTTGTTCTGGCTTGGCACTGATGCCCGTGGCCAAGGTATTGTCTACAAGGCCAACGGCTACAACGGCCAGCGCGTGTCAACCCACGCCGTTGAGTGGCAAATCCAGCAGTATGGCAACATCTCAGACGCCATTGCTTACACCTACCAGCAAGACGGCCACAGTTTTTATGTCCTGACATTCCCGAGCGCCAACGCAACTTGGGTCTATGACGCAGCCACACAAGCCTGGCATGAGCGTGCAGGCTGGGACAACGGCAGCTTCACGCGCCACCGTTCCAACTGCCAATGCAACTTTGTTGGCAACATCATTGTTGGCGACTACCAAAATGGCAACATTTACACGCTTGATTTAGACACTTACGCTGACAATGGTCAGATTCAGCGCTGGTTACGGTCTTGGCGTGCGTTGCCTACGGGCACAAACACCCTCAAGCGTACCGCCCAGCACAGTCTGCAACTAGACGCCCAAGCAGGCGCCTTGCTTACGCCGATCACAGAATATGTGTATTTGACAACCGAAGATGGGTTTAGGCTAATCACCGAGTCTTATGACAATCTAGTTGATGAGACAACCCGATCTGTCAACCCACCGCCACAGTTCATGCTGCGCTGGTCAGACGACGGTGGCCATACATGGTCAAACGAACATTGGGCGCAGGGCGGCGCAGTCGGCGCTTATGGAACCCGTATTTTCTGGCGTCGTTTGGGCATGACTCTTAAACTGCGCGACCGTGTTTATGAGTTGTCAGGCACTGACCCCATCCAGATCGCCATCATGGGCGCCGAATTGGCCATGAGTCCGACCAATGCCTAACATCACGCAAATCCCGTCAGCGCGGGTTGAGTTGATCGACCCACGCACCCAACTGATTTCGCGGGAATGGTATCGGTTTTTCTTCAATCTGTTCCAGTTGACTGGCAACGGCACAAGTGACATTACGCTAGAAGACTTGCAACTGGTTCCCGTGCCAACAGATGCGTCAACTGAAATTGATGCGCTGCGCACCGAAATTGGCGTGGGGCCACCTACCGTACCCCCTCAGTCTTTCACAAACTATTCGGCCCAGCCAAGTGTTATCGTACTTAGCCCGTCGCCTTACACCTACATTAACAACACCGGCTACCCCGCAGATATAATTGTCAGCGGCGGTGGCGTGTCCCTATTGGAATTTTCACGAAATGGTGCTACATTTTTCAGCACCGGCAGTTTCTATGGGATGTTCACACTTTCACCTTATGACCGGCTGCGGGTAACGTACCAAACGCCGCCACAAATGACTCTTGTACCGAGGTAACAAATGGCCACAGCAACACTTTCGCCCGCACCAAAACTACAGTTTTTTGATGCCAATGGCAACCCCCTAGTTGGCGGGAAACTGTATTCTTACGCTGCGGGCACAACAACGCCTTTGGCCACTTACACCGGCAACACCACAACGACTGCAAACACTAACCCTGTGATCTTAAATTCACGGGGTGAAGCAGGCGTCTGGTTGTCGTCTAGTTACTACAAACTAAAGCTGACCGACAGCAATGACGTTGAAATTTGGACAGTTGACAACGTAGGCGGCTTTGCCACCATGGCTGACCTAACTGCGGCCATTGCGGCTTTGACGGCCTCTCTGGCCTCTAGCAGTGGCTCTAGCATGATTGGCTTCATCCAAGCCGGCACAAGCGCGGTGGCTACCACAGCACAAGCCAAGATGCGTGAAACCATCAGCGTCAAAGACTTTGGCGCTGTGGGCGACGATACGCATGACGACACCACCAACATTCAAGCGGCAATCAATTACGCCAACACCATTGGCGGCGACGTCTACTTCCCTGCTGGTATCTACCGTATTACCAACACATTGACGATCAACAACAGCGGCGACACAGCGGATACTTTTAAAGCGTCCATGTACGGCGACAGTTCGTCTAGCGCACGCATCCACGGCGACGCTGGCTCTTACGACATGCTTGAAATTACCGGCGGCACAACTGGCGGCGGTGTTCACAGCCACCAAGTTATTCGTGGCCTGTTTTTTGTCAAAGAAGATTTTCTTGGCGCGTGTATTAACGGCGACAACTTGGCTTTCTTGTCGCTGGAAGACGTGTCTTGTTTAAACGGCGAATATGCGTTTTACTCTACTGACATTTTGTCCAGTGTGTTTTATAACTGCGTGTTCCGATTTGCCAATATTGGTTTCCGCGCAGAGTACACTAATTTTAGCTACCCTAATGCATTGACAATGGTTGGTTGCGTTATTGGCAACAACAATGACGCAGGCGTTTGGATACTTGGCGGCACAACTTTTAACATGTTTGGTGGTAGCGTTGAAAGCAATGGCCTGACTGGTTCTTCTGCCACTAAATTTGGCGTGTTGTTAAGCAACTCAGGCGTTCAAGGTGCTGTGTCTGGTAATTTCAGCGGCGTGTATTTTGAACAAAACGTCGGTACGGCTGACATTTGGCTCGCTAATTCTGCCGAACCCGCAGCGGCCAGTATTAGCGGTTGCTCATTTGCCCGCATCAGTTCAACTTACTATGTCACAAACAACATTTACGTTGAGACATCTGGTGCAGGCGTAACACAATCTGTTAGCGTGGCTGGTTGCGGATTTAAGTATTTCAATACTTATGCTCCCAATTCAGGCCGCAAATACATTAACAGTTCATCTACATCGGGCGGTGTCAGCACTGTGGCGTGGTCTGGTTGCGTGTTCCAGTCTTCAACTGAAGCGCCAACGATCACCAACGAAATCCAGTTAACTGGCGGCGCGGGCGGCTACGTCACCGCCGTAACCGGCACGGCCCCCGTGGTGTCTTCTGGTGGCACAACACCGGCCATTTCAATGGCTGCGTCATCTGGCTCAACAAACGGTTATCTGTCGTCTACCGACTGGAACACATTCAACGGCAAAGCATCAACAGCGTTCCCAGGCTGGAACTCTGTGTCTTTCCAGAACAGTTGGAGCGATGCGGGTTTCCCATCACCCTTGTGCAGTTATTACAAAGACGCATTTAGCGTGGTTCGTTTGCAAGGCGGCGCTATTCGCGGAAGCAACTCATCAGCCACGATCTTTACACTGCCGTCTGGGTATCGCCCAGCGTCTGTGATGATCTTTCCCGTCTACGGCGAAGTCAGTAGCACCGCTGTGCTTTCTATCGTGACAATCGACACGTCTGGCAATGTCTCTATGTTGCCTGCTGGCAATACCGTGGGCCTTAACAGCATCACGTTCCAAACTAACTAAGGACTGACATGGCTGTCTATGTAAAAGTTCTAATTCCGGCCAAGATTGCCGAGGCGGCGCAAACGACGCAGTACACCGCGCAGAACGTCACGACGATCATTGACAAGTTCACCGCGACCAACTTTGACATTGTGGCAGCCACAATCAGCGTGAACTTGGTCACCGTGGGCGGCACGGCTGGCAACAACAACGTGATCAGCAAGTCCAAGACTTTGCAGGCCAATGAGACTTACATCTTTCCAGAACTGGTGGGTCAGGTGCTGTCGCCTGGCGGCTTCATCTCAACCATTGCCAGCGGCGCAACATCGGTCAACATCCGCGCCAGCGGTCGGGAAGTGTCGTGATTAACCACCATTTCAGCGCAGGCGTTTACGCCAAAGAGACGCTGATACCAGCAGGGCATGTGCTTGTCCAACACAAGCACAAATTTAGCCATTTGTCTATTCTGGCCAGTGGTTCCATTGAATTGATGGTAGATGGTGAGCGCAAAATTATTCACGCCCCAGCCTGTTTGACTATTGAAGCCGACAAGCATCATGGCGTAAAATCACTCACAGACGTTGTGTGGTATTGCATTCATGCAACTGAATGCACTGATATGGATGAGATTGATGAAGTCTTAATTGTGCCAGGCGATGTTGCGCAGGCTCAAAAATTGGCCCAGTGCCTACAGGAGAACTAATATGCCATGGATGGCCCTAGCAATCGGTGGAAGCGCCTTACTCGGTGCAAGCGCATCTAAGAGCGCTGCTAACACACAAGCCGCTTCTGCGGATCGCGCAACTGAACTTCAAGAGCGAATGTTCAATAAGCAGCTTGAACTGCAAGAACCGTTTCGCCAATCAGGTATTAACGCGCTTAACAAAATAGAGTCTGGCGACATTATGGGTTCTATGGATCCTAGTTATAGCTTTAGATTTCAAGAAGGTCTTAAAGCGCTTGACCGTAGCGCTGCCGCCCGTGGCGGTCTGCTTAGTGGTGGGGCTTTAAAGGCCGCACAACGCTACGGCCAAGAGTTTGCATCCAATGAATTTGGCAATGCTTACAACCGCCTTGCAAGCAGGGCGGGGTTTGGCCAAACAGCTTCAACTAATATGGGCGGTGCAGCAGGCCAATTTGGTTCTAATGCAGGCAACTTAATGACTGGTGCAGGCGCAGCACGCGCATCTGGGTATGTTGGTGGCGCTAACGCGTTGACCGGCGGTTTAAATCAATACATGAATTACACCCAGAATCAAAATCTGATGAACCGTTTGTTACCTCAACAATCGACTGGCGCTGCGTACAGTAACCCACTGTATGAAAGTCAGATGCCTAACGCGGGACCTTAATTATGGCACTTGATCCTTCTATCTCTTTAGGCGTGCGCGGTATTGAACTGCAAAACCCTTTGAACGCGCTTGCGCAGTTTTCACAAATTCAAAATGCGCAGAATCAAAATGCTATGGCGCAACTTCAAATGCGTGAAGCCGAAGCAGCTGCGCAAGAGAAAAACATGTTGCGCAGGCTGGACCCTACTGCTGCTGACTACGAAAGCCAACTGTTTAAAGTTAGCCCTCAGTTAGGTATTAACTTTCGAAAAGAACAAGCCGCAACAGAAGCAAGCAGGGCCGCAACATCGTCCAGCCTTGCTACGGCAGCCAAAGCAAAACAACAATTGCTAGGTCAAGCATTGCGCGACATTAGCGGCCGCCCATCGGACGCCAACATTACCGCGCATACAGAAGACATTCAAGCATCGCCTTTGTTTTCCCCAGAAGAAAAAGCAAAGGCTTTAGTTACACAACAGACTTTGTTGGCAATACCTTTTGAGCAACGCCAAACATATCTTGCGGCTCAAGGTGCTAGTGCGAGCGAATTAAAACCCTCAACGCAAACAGTTAACCGCGCCGGCGCTACAGACATTGTGCGACTGCCTGCATTTAGCGGTGCGCCCACTACAGTTGGATCGTACGCGGATGTGCCTTTGCCCGCTGACGTGCAAGCGCAAAAGAT